TCCAACGAGTAATTGACCATATGCAAGAGGTACTGGAATACCTTCTTTTGCGTTATTTACGGGGCCATCAAAAAGAAAAGCATCTCCTCGTTCCATGCCTTTTTTGGGTGCCATGTATTCTGACAGAGCTGAATTCACTAATGCTGAGCCTACCATACCCATAAGCATTACTCCTGCCACCGCCAAAAGTGACAGTCCTCCTGCCATCATTAAAAAAGCTGCTCCTACCATTAGAATGAATCCAGCAATAAGTTTTCCTAATTTATTTGCAGAACCTGCTGGAACTGGAGTAATAATTAAATCATCTTCTGCTAAATTCATTTGCAAGTTATCATAATCAAGAAATTCTTTTCCTCTTTGAACTGTAAACATTATTCCTTGTTCGGTACAGTCTAATAAATATTTTTTTAATTTTCCTTCTCTTTGACAGTCGATACCATGCATGCACTCTGCTACAGTTGCTGCATTCAGTTTCCAAACTTTTCCAAAAAGTTCGCCCATTTTTCCATTTAAGTATATTGTTCTTGTCATTTTGGCTCTACTATAATATATTTCTTTTGTGGATAACCTATAATTAAATAAGGTATATTCACCGCGTTACAATTGTTCACATCATAAATGCTTGCTTTTAAATTTTTTTGATTGTAATGACTATGCACTACATATAATATTTTTGAAGTAAGTTGATATTGAACGAAAACCTTTGGGTCAATTTCAAAGTCATCTTTATCTTCGGAAATATTTTGACATAAAATCCATTTTTCTACGTCATTTTGTTGGATTACAAGTCCGCACATTTCCCTGGGAGCAGCTTTCTTTGCTGCTTCATACATCTCGTTTAAAAATTGCATTACGAGAATTTCTTTGAACCTGGGAAACCTCCAAAAGGTAATACTACCTCTGTGCTTGGGTTTGCTTTCCCTGTTGAAGTTGCAGTTCCTACAGATATAGGATCAAATCCATATCTCATTTTACAACCTGTTAGTGTCTTGGAGCATACGTCTCCTGGCTCCCAATATTCTCCAAACTCTGGAGTTTGTCCTACAGAAGTCTTTTTTGCTTTCCATAGTTTTGTTAAACCTCCAGAGGTATATCTTACATAATCATTATACCTATCATCTGTATAAGCATAATAAGTTGTTGAGGCACTATAAGTGTCCCAAACTCTAATTCTTTTTACTTTTGCATTACTGTCGCTCAAAGTTCCTGGAGAATTACTTGTTGTTATTGCTTGCCAATAATTTGCAACTGTAGTACTGTCAGCAGAAGTATCAATACTACCATTTTTATTTAATCTTCTTACTGACCCGCCTAAAGTAGTATTTGTAGTATAGTAACTATTTTCTGTTATACTGCTTACTGTAGAAGAGAAAGTGATTGCTCCACTTTCTCCTGTTCCAGGAACTATATATTCATTGTCTAAATTTACTAAAGATATATACTCTGTTGCTCCATTTAAAGAACTTTTATAAGCTGCTTTGTAATTGCTTTCTCTATTCCAAGTACATGCTCCTACTTTTTCATATTCATTTAGTGTATAATCTGCTCCTTGATAAATCCAAGGACAACCATTTGCTATAACTTGTCTTTTTGGTACAGTAATTCCTTGTAAATCATACGGAGTTGCACATTCAAAAGAAACTACAGTTTTTGTATGTGCTGATATTCTATCAAATATATAAACTTGTCTTGGAAATTCTAGGGGAGGTGTACTATCTCCGCTTTCTCCAACTAAATACTTTTTTAAAGTTGTTCTTCTTGTTAACTTTGCTCCTAGTAAGTTTTCATAGTCTGTTATAGAATTTTTAAAAGTATTTGATATATTTGCAAAAGAAATTGTAGGTCGAGCACTTGTTCCTGAAGGATCATTTTTAAAGCCTTGAGCTTGTAAAGGAATTGCTGTATAAGTACGTATTGTTCCTCCTTCTTCTCTAAATTGAACAGTAGTTAAATCTTCTTCTACTCCTGAATGAAAATATACAGTTGTAGAAGTATCAAGTTCAAGTTCAAATAGTTCAATAAGTTCTGAACCTGGGTCTTGCTTTTGTAAATCTTTAACAATAAGGTTTGTCATGCTTCATATACTCTTCTAAAATTTGCTGTTGCACTATAAAAATCATCATATGCGTAAGTTTTTGTCCATTTCTCACATACAACTTTATACGTTGTTTCTCCGCCTCCAGCATTGCTATCTGCAACTACATAATCGAAAGCAGTTACACCTTTTAAACTTACAAAGAAAGCAATTATATCATCTATTTCAGCTTTTGTTCTTGTTTTAAAACTTAAAGAAAAAGTTTGCTCTAAAGAATTTATTCCATTTGCTATTCTTTGTTCATATCCATCACCAAAAGAAGCCATTAGAACTCTTGGAGTTTCTGTTGAAGATAATCCTTTGTCTGGAACTATTTGTCTATTTCCATAAGATGCTGTTGTACTAAATCCTATTGCCATAATTATTAAATTGGGCTAAGTAAGCCGCCGGGTCTTTGTTGTTCTGCTATCTCTCTTGTTACTGCTGCTTGAATTGCTTCTCCAAATGCTGAGGACTCTTCTGAAGATGTTTCTACATCTCCTTCATTATTTACAGTAACATTTATAACTGAATTTACTGGTCCTTGTCCTTTTCCTGTAAGTTGTACTGGTATTTTATCTCCGTCTGGTAATGGTACGATTGCTTCTCTTCCGTGCATAAGTACGTTATAACCTGAATCAGGTCCGTCTGCGATTCCACCTGCTGCGTATCCTTTTGAGTATCCTCCATATCTAGTAGTTGCGTCTGGTACTCCATAATCGGCATTAAATAAAGTGTCATTATCTGTCATTGAATTATATTCTCTTGTAGTGGCAAAATTAGACATCATATTTATTATTGAACTTGCCATACGTACTGCAAGTATTCTTTGCATTTCTTGAATAACTACCACTGCTAACTGTTTGAAAGCATCTTTTGCTTTTGTTGTTCCATCTATAATACTTAGGAACATATCGTCTAAGCCATCTCGGAAAGTATCTTGAAGTTGTCCTGCGATTGTATTTGCTCTTTTGTATTCTCTTTGCTGTGCTTGTAATACTTTGAGTTGTAGTTCTAATCCAACGAGTTTTCTTTGAGCTATTTCTTCTCCTTCTTTTTCTGCAAGATTTAAATAATAAGTTTCACTATTAAGTTTATTCGCAACAGAAGCTATTTGTTCATCTATTTCAAGTGATTTTATTTTTCTTTTTTCTAATACTGCAAAAGCATCTTTTCTTCCGCCCAAAGCTGCTGTTCTTCTTGCCAGATTTGACTGTGATTCTAATATTCTTGCATTTTCTTCGACTACAGTTGCTATATTTACTGACATGTCTCGAATTGCTTTTAGTGCTTCTGTACTATCCTTAAAACTCATTCCGAGAATTTCTTCTATTTCTTTATGGTACGCTCCCTCTCCTGAACCCCCTATAGCACCTTCTAAGTTATTTGCTAAGTCTTCCATTTGAGCATTAAGAGTATCAAATGTAGTAGGCTTATACCCATCTGACATTGTAGCAAGAGTATCTTTTACTGTTTTTGCTGCTTGACTAACATTATATAAACCTTCTCCCGGTTTTGCTATTTCTACTGCTTCTTTATTAAGGTCTTTCATAAATTTTAATAATCCTGTACCTCCATCAAAATCTTGAAAGTCTTGTATTCGTGCAGATAAGGTTTTTAGCAGTTGTTTATCGGTCATTTCTCCTTTACCTTCTGCTCTTTTTTTAAGTTCTTCTACTAAAGGTCCTTGAGTAAGACCGAAACTATTGGGGTCATTAAAAAGATTTGCCAAAGCTTCTGGTATTCCTGCTCCCCCTCCTAAACTTTGCACTGCAGTAATTTGAGCAAGTATTGATGAAGCCAGTTCAGTAGATTCTACTCCGTCTAATTTAGGAGCTCTTCTTGGTGACCCTCTACCGCCACCTGTAAATCCTTCCTCATATTTTGATATTGTTTCTGTCATCCCAAGTCCTGCTATTAAATTATAAGTAGCCAATAATCTTGCATTTAATCTATCTAAAGGCGCATCTGCATTATTAGCTATATCTTCAAAAATATTTTTACCAATTCTTTTTATTTCTTTAAGTTTTTCTGCTGTAGCATCAAGAATACTTTTTATTTTTGCTCTTTCTTCTTTTTCTTCTTTTGATACAAATAACATATCATATAAAAATTTTGCTATAAAGCCTACTGTTAGTATTGTAAAAGCTCCACTTATAAGACCTCCTAGCATAGTAAATACAGGAGCTAATGCAAGAGCTGCTTTTCCTACCTGTGCCAAGCCCATGCGAGCAAGTAAAGCAGGAACTGTTATAGCTGCTCCTGCAGCTGCTCCTCCTGCTTTTGTTATTGATACTATTTTTGCTGTAGTTCCTGCTTGAACTCCAACCATTTGATTTCGAGTCTTTATAAATAATGCAAGTTCTGCTTCATTTATTGCTTTTCCTGCAGCT